CGTTAATATCCAAATCATACACAAAGGCAACATCTTGATTTTCTGGCTTTGTCCGATCCGTTTTCTTTTCATAGGGAACAACAAGATCAAACTTGGTCGTACATTTCATTGTACGTTCAGTGCCATCACGTTTGGTGAATACAACCGTACAAGGTCCTTCACTAAGACGATGTCGGATGATTGACTTTATTTCTTCTTTCTCTGCCTCTTCATCCCAGGAGACGTTTGCTGAGCTCATTATATCCTCCAATTACTTCTTCATCAAATAAAATATAAGGCATACTTCTTACACTAGGATTATCTTCCTTAAATGTGTCAATGTCAACATCTACACCCAATTTAATTTCTTTGTATGGGATATCTCTATACTCCAAGAGTTCTTTTGCACGCTCACAATGGACACATCCGTCTTTTGAATATATTTTATACATATGTTTTCCTCATTAAATGGCGTCCCCGGCTGGACTCGAACCAGCAACCTACAGCTTAGAAGGCTGTTGCACTATCCGATTGTGCTACGGAGACTCTGGACACAGCCAGCTACAATAACCTGTCTTCATTATATAATATGAATCGATTATGTCACTGATAGGGTTATTTTGTTTTTCTGTTAAATTCAACATAGATCTCAGATCAACCAACGTTTCTTTGGTGAATGCTTCTTCCATCATTATCTTAGATGCATTCCCTTTACCTGTGGCGTGTTTCTTAATTACAGTAGGAGGGATTGTTTCAAAGTCAATACCACTTTCCCACATCTGTTGTTTGAGCACACCTGCGTTCTCTGCAATATGAAACACTCGACCAGTTGATCCATAACTATAGTCTTCTATAAACGCAAGGTCAACATGATGCTTGTGGACAATGTCAAACGCCCACGAAGCAATTTCATGATATCGCTCTTGATCAGATGTATAAAGAGGCATAGGTGTTCCCACAATATTTTCGTGTACACCATGTGTCTTCTTTATATTAGATAGAAAATACGTCTGACAGTTTTTCCACTCAAACCTTTGATCATCATTGTAGATCGTTATTGAAGGAGATGTCAGACTGTAATCAATGCCAGCAAAAACCATTAGTCATCAGAGTCTATGTCAATCTCGTCTGCATCATCATACTCATAGTATTCATCGCCACAGACAGGACAGAACAACACTTCGTCCTCATCATTATTATCAATTAACCTCACGTCAGCTTTCACGCCGCAATTGTCACAACGATATACGTCCATTTATTCTCCTTATAGACTCAGGCCTTTGAAGGTGTCAGTGCTGACATCTTTTTTGATTCCACCAATTACATAGCTAGTAATTTCTGTTTCTTGTGGAGCAACCTGAACTTCTCCACCGCCAATCCATTTCTGTGTCCATGGTAGAGGATTGGATCCACCTTTGTAAGGTGAGTCTAGTCCTACTGCAGTCATTCTCTTCTTTGCAATCCATTCTATATAGTCACACAAGAGGCGATGGTTCAACCCAATCATTGAACCGTCCTTGAATAGATACTCAGCCCATGATTTCTCTTGCTCTACAGCGTCAATAAACATTTGATGAACTTGATCTTTTGTTTCTTCTTTTATTTTTTCAAACTCTGGATCATCTTTAGGAAGAATCTTCAGCATGTGTTGAGTTGAGGCTAGATGGATGTTTTCATCGCGTGCAATGAACTTAATGATCTTTGCATTACCTTCCATTTTCTTTAGCTCAGCAAATGCCCAACTACAAGCAAAAGAAACATAAAAACGGATGCCCTCGAGAGCATTGACAGAGTTGATGCATAGCCAGATTTTCTTTTTGAGATCGTACTTCGATATTTTGATTTCTTTATCATTGACTTTGTGTGTGCCTTCTCCTAATAGGTTATACCATGATGAATATTCAATCAGATCGTCATAGTATTTTGAGATGTCTTTCGCGCAATCGACAATCTCACTATTATCAAGAAGTGTATCAAACACCTCTGAGGGGTTGCTATACACATTACGTATAATGTGAGTGTAGCTACGTGAATGGATTGTTTCTGAGAACGACCACGTCTCAATCCATGTTTCCAGCTCAGGAAGACTAACGACAGGTAAGAATGCAATGTTTGGGGATCTTCCTTGTACACTATCTAGGAGAATCTGTCTTTTGAGATTCGACGTAAAGATGTGTTGTTCATGATCGGTCAGATCCTTGAAATCTTTTGCGTCTCTGAGAATGTCTACTTCCTCTGGTCGCCAAAAGAATCCAAGTTGTTTATCTGTCAACTTATCAAACTGCGGATGCTTCAACGAATCGTAACGAGCAATTGTAACGCCGCCCGTCTCGTCCAAGAACGCTCTGTTAGTTGTTTGATTGCCTTTATTTGCTTGATCAAATACCGTGTACATTTATTGCTCCGATTGACTGCTAAGGTAGTCTCCAAATGCTTTGTTTGGTTTCTCCCACCAAAAGCATAAATCTTGTGTTTCGTTGTTGTAGTACTCACCAACATAATCACACTTAAAGAAGGAATGTTTGTTTTCAAATAATGCAACCGTTCGGATGTTGTCGCCAGGGACACCAAATTCGTGTGTTAACATATCATAAATCCAAAGATAATTCCGTCCACTAATCACGCCCGCCTCTGCTATAATAAATTTATGCATTGGCTTATCCTCAAACGATTGGCGGATTGAAGGAAAGTCTTTCCGCAATCGATCTTTAAACTTCTGTTGATCCTCAGTAGGATCGGGGACGTGGATCACATCAGTATACATCATCCGCCCCCGATCTGGCGACAATGCATGTGACATAATTGTTGTTACGATCCCAGAGAAGTCAGGTGACACCATCAACATCAATGTACGATCATCGACCCATGTTGGGTCGAATCTCTTAAAATTATAAATTAATTTTTGAATCCCCGCAAGTTCACGATCACGAGAAACAAACATCAATTTTCTCATATCACACAGCCCTCGCAATAGTCATCGTCTGTTGGACTCTTGTCGTAATCCTGAAGATCATGTTGTGGTTGTTCAACTTCGTCTGTTGCTCCGTCATACGTATTGTTATAATACAATTGCTTGCCACCGTACTTGTAGAACGTGACAATATGTTTCATCATTTCACTGAGAGGGATCTTCTCTTCATCATAGAACTGAGGGTTGTATGATGTGTTAACGGAGATTCCTTGATCGATGTATTTCTGAAGGACGGCCATAATCTGGAGATAACCTTCTGGTGATTGTTGATCCCACAACAGCTCATACTTATTCTTCAGATGACGATACTCAGGAACAACCTGCTTCAACACTCCATCTTTTGATTGCTTGATCGAGACATATGCTCGCGGTGGTTCTATGCCATTAGTCGCATTCGATATTTGAGAAGAGGTCTCTGAAGGCATGAGAGCCATAAGCGTAGAGTTACGAATGCCATGTGTCTTTAACTGTGTCCTTAGTTGTTCCCATCCAAAATGTTCAACGTATTGTACAAGCTCATCAACGTCTTTTTTATATGTGTCGATCGGTAGACGACCTTGGCCATACTTTGTCTCGTTGCTCTTAGGGCACGCACCTTTCTCAACAGCAAGATCAGCAGATGCTTTGATCAGATAATATGACCACGCCTGTGTCCATGTATCGATCAATTGAAGATCTGGATCTGAATAATTTGTATCATGTTTTGCTAGCCAGTATGCAAAGTTGATGATTCCTACACCGAGAGGACGACGATTCATTGTTGACAGTTTTGCCGCAAGAACGGGGTACTCTTGGTAATCGAGAAGCTCATCTAATGCACGGACAACAAGATCGCATGGTTTCTCAAAGTCTTCTGGTCTCTTGATGTTTCCCCAATTGATCGCTGCAAGAGTACATAGACTAATCTCACCATCTGGATCGTCGATAGACGTCAATGGCTTTGTCGGAAGATCAATTTCACAGCAAAGGTTTGATTGCTTGATAGGAGCAACGTCTGGTAGGAACGATCCATGCTTATTTGCATGATCGACGTTCATTAAATAGATTCGGCCTGTATCCTTACGCTCTTGAATGAATGCAGAGAACAAATCAATTGCAGAAACAACTTTCTTACGGACTGATGTCTTACGTTCATACTTTTCATACAACTCTTTGAATGTGCTATTGCTTGTAAAGAACGCATCGTATAGATCAGGACATTCGTCTGGCGAGAACAGAGTGATATTACCACCTTCAAGTAGACGCTCATACATGAGCTTATTAAATTGTACGCCGTAGTCAAGATGTCTTACCCTATTGTCTTCTGTTCCTTTGTTGTTTTTGAGAACGAGGAGATCTTCAATCTCTAAGTGCCATATGGGGTAATATAACGTCGCAGCTCCGCCTCTTACGCCACCTTGTGAGCAAGACTTCACTGAGGATTGGAACAGCTTGTAGAACGGAATTACACCGGTGTGAGTCGCATGTCCGCCGCCGATTGGAGAGCCAAGAGCACGGATCCTTCCTGCACCAATTCCAATCCCTGCCTTCTTAGAAACGTACTTTACAATAGCACTAGAAGTAGCATTAATACTATCAAGAGAATCATCGGTCTCGATAAGAACGCAAGAACTAAACTGGCGAATCGGAGTACGAACGCCAGACATAACAGGAGTAGGAAGGCTAACATCAAAATTACTGACGCAGTTATAAAAGTCTCGGACATAACGCATTCTCGTTTCACTAGGATATTTGTGGAACAGAGTTGCAGAGATCAGCATGTATGCCATCTGAGGGGTCTCAAAGATCTCTCCTGTCGCTCTGTTCTTGACAAGATACTTTCCGCGGAACTGTTCCATTGCAGCATACGTTAAGTTCTCATCGCGTGAGTGGTCGATGTACTTATCCATTCGATCCCACTCTTCTTCATCATACCAGTCAAGTAGCTGTGGCTCATAGAACCCACGAGCGACAATCGTCTTCACATGATCAAGTAATGCTGGTGGCTCAAACTGACCATATACAGCCTTGCGTAGATGATAGTTGATTAGACGACCAGCAACGTACTGATAGTTTGGAGTCTCCTCACTGATCAGATCTGCTGCTGCCTTGATTAACGTCTCTTGAATATCTTCTGATTTGATTCCATCATAAAAACTCAAATGACTCTTGATTTCTATCTCTGATGGTGATACTCCTGTCAATCCACCGTTGCATGCTTCTTGTACAACCTTGTGGAACTTTTCGAGATCTAGAGGCTCTTTACGCCCATCCCGCTTGGTGACGTTAATTTGTGACATTTATTATTCCTTATACGTTAACATTGTATGGAAAGATCTTGGAGATCGCTTCCGCACATGCCTTTGCTATTTCAATGTGTTCTTTTTGTGTGCCGTTAGATGCACGTAATTCGATATAATGGATCCACGATCGTAGTGTTCCATTCATGTATAAGCGAGAAACAGTTAGTCCTTCTGGCAACAATGCTCTTGCTTGCTCCTTTGCAATTCCTAACTTGATTGCCCTTTTGTATTCTCTTTCTGCCATCCACATGACGCGACCTTGAATACGATACCATTCTAGCTGTGTTTCTTTGTCATCGACTTCAATAGAATTCTGTCGATTCTTCTCATCTTGCAATCGAGCCTCACGTCTAACAAACATGCTATCAAACTCTTGCTCAGGGTTTGCATAACGCTGAGAGAACTCTTGGAATGAGAATGAGCGATGTCTTAACATCTGTCTTGCAATATCTCTCGTCGTCTCAATTTCTAAACACGCTGACGCCATCTCAAATGGAGACCAATGCTTGTGCTTGATTAGATAGTTTAGTAGTCGCTCTGATGTGTCGCTGTTTAGCTGGTTTGCTGGATTTGATACGCGTGCCGCGTAAGCGATCAGATCTTGTACATTTTCTAACCCCTCTGTTGGTTCAGCGGGCTGAGAATACGAAATCAATTTTACTTGCAAGTTAACACCTCTTCCATTCATTCAATGCCATCTGGCCGGCAAGGCCAGAGAACGTACGGGTACTTATAATATCCTCTATCGCGATACCCGCCAAAACACAATCATTTATGTCCTTATATTCAATATTTTTTGGCCAGACAAAAACATCATTTCCTTGTGAAAGGACTTGCTCTATCTTCTTGACAATCACATCTGATCTAGGCTCATTATCAAATATGAACACACTATTAGAGAAGTCGAACTCTTGCGTGTTGAGATCTGATCCTGCCATCGCAATTGCATTTGGCAGGAACATTGAGTCGATTGGACCCTCTAATATATAGTTCGTTTTATTAAAGTCCACACGATCTAATCCATAAACTTTTGGTTTCTCATCGATCATGATCGTGAGATACCTTGGCTCGACTTTTCCAAACGATCGACCTTGAAAGCCGAATACATTCTGCCACTGATCGAAGAAAGGAATAATCAATCGAGGATGATCATTATCCTCTTTGAACCTGTCTTTGTCAACAGTGTTACAGAACTTAAAGAACTTAGGGGCATAGAACAACTGACTATGAAAGAAGTTGGGGATCTGTCGTTTGACAACATACTTCTTGACGGGATGATCATGAGCAAGCTGACTGATTGTCTTTAGCTTAGAAAGAGGTCCTTTCTTCTTGAATCTAGGCTTTGCAAACTTAGAGATGTCAGGAACGAATGTAGGACGTCGATGACCTGACTCTGCAAATGTCTCTGTGACATATTCTTTATATAGATCAGGGTTGACTGTTTCAAGGAAAGAACGGAAGGTCATAGACGCATGACAGTTATGACAACGGTAGAACATCTTTCCGTTCTTTCCGTAGATATAACCTCTTGCTTTGAGTTTATTCTTTTCACTGTCACCACAGATAGGGCAACGGAAGTTAAAGAGGGTCTCACCCTTTCTTTTGAATTGATCCAGTCTGTTGGATAATAGGTTTGTGTATTTGATGTCTATCCAGTTCATAATAGGTCCTGTGAGGTAACAGACCTACTTTACTCGGAAAATCATGAAAGGGCAACAGGTTAACCTAAAAAAGTCCGAATCATTTGCTGGCCACCCATGATAAAGAAGATGACAACACCAGCAGCACCAATCAAAGTCCACTTCCACTTTTCGAGAGCGGCGACACGAGCTTCCATCTTTCGATTGATGTACTCTTGGTCTTTTCTCATCTCTTTGATCTCAGCAAGGAGTTCATCTTTCATATTAGAAAGCCTCTCATGGAACAATCGGTGCTCCTCTTTGTTTTCTTGGTGTCGTTGTTCGATCAAAGCAAACAGATTGATGTTGTCGTCGGCCATGCGGCTACCTATTATTATTGTTTTTTGTCTTCAGGTTTTAGCGATCCTTCATAGTATATAATCACTTGCGTTTGTTGATTAATATACCTTCTGATCTCTGCTATATTTAGTGCTAAGTTTTCATAGTCTTTCATACTCAACACAACAAACGCGACTTCACCATAATTGGTTTTGAAGTCAGCCAAGAACTGATCAATATTCTCTTTGGTAACAACATAAACTCGAGTATCACTGAGCTGGACTGGCTTCGGTCTCGCTACTAGCGGTACCGTTGTTTTCTCCACCTTTGTCACTACTTGTACTTTCGGCTCCGGCGTCTGGAACACGCTGCAACCAGCTAGGGAGAGGAACATCCCCGCTACCACCAGTGTCCTCCATGAGCCCACGCCATAATTTTGCAGTTGCGCCATTCATTTTACCTTCAAGTGCCTTAGCATCCTTTAATGCGTCTTGGATGAGATTCATCCTACTCAGTTTACCTCGGAGCTCATCTCCATATGCTTCTGCCTTCTGCAAATCAGACTGAAGCTGTTTATTTAGCTCTGCTGCTTTTTCAATTCCATTTTGCAGCGTCTCAATACTTGCTTCTGACGTCTGCACTGCAACTTCTAGCTTTGCGTTATTCTCCCGTAACGTAGCTATACGTTGTTGCGTATCATTATAATACCAAACAGCTCCGTAGCCTACAGAGCCTAAAATACCTAATACTATTAACATTAAATAAAGTTTTATCATTTCATTTTACTTGAATCATATTGAATTGCATGAACAGGGGTCTTTCCTGCGCCTGGGTGATCACCATGAGTATTATGTGTCAATCTTGTATTACCAGCCAACAGATGCATATGACCAGTATGTGTATCGTGTAGTACAATTGGTTTCTGCATTGGTTTACCACTTGCGAATTGTTTTCTGACTCTCGTATCTTTTTCTTTGTCTAATTCAGCGGGTTCTGATGAATACGCATCGGTGTTAGACATCTTTCTTGCACTTTTTTTGGTA